AAATCGCGCAGCATCTAGATTTGCGCGCCCGCTCCCGAGAAATCGGCGGCGGGTTTTTCATTGGGGCATCCCATGGGTGATGTAATTGCCGGAATCGATTTTAGATCCGGCTATGCCAAGAAATCCTGGCAACACGACGTAGCCGACGAAAGGCGCAAAGAGGCGGATAGGCTTGCCAAGTCCGCCGATACCGCGCCGAGTGAATATGTCACTCCCGAAGATGAACCGGCCTGACGATCGGCCGTTCAGCCCGCTTCTGTTTCGGCTCTACGCCAGCGATCTATCCGAGGCGGTTTTTAAGATGTCGGTTGAATCGATCAACGCCGCATTGCGAGACCAGCCTTTGAGCGTTGACCCGGCAACTGAAGTTCCTGTCAGCCCATTTGTAAGCCAAGAGCCCAAAGAGAAACCCGATATGTCAATTACAGGATTGCAATCGGGCGCCTTCAAATCGCTGCTGGCGGACATGAAGCGGGAAATAGCGGATGCCCAGATTCAGGGGATCGCCGACGTGAAGGCCGCCAAAGACGCCGCCGCGAATGATATCAAGACCGCCATTTCGGGAGTGCGGGAGAAGATCAAGACTGAGGTTTCGGACGCCCTGCAGGAGTTCGCCGAGTTCACCAACGGCGGGCCAGCCCTTGAGCAATAGAGGACTGACTTATTTTGAGCGCTGGGGCTTCTCGATAAATGAGAGCCAATTTCCCAACATTCATATGTCTTGGCGCGGCTATCGCTTTCAATTCTATTTGGCGATCTCGCATCGTTTGAAGCTCGTCTTTGGGTTCCCTATCCCATTCAATGTCACGAGGAAATCGTGAGCAATAGCGCCATAGCCCAGCTAGCCGAGGACGGCTTGCACAAGGTCACGATGCAATACGAAGATGGCGGCAAATTCGAGCGGTGGAGCTGGGGACAGATCAGCATTCGCGTTCCCGCCATGACGCCACAAGATGAAATCAAGAGGCAATTGATTGAAAAAGCGAAGCAATAATGCGCTGGCATTTTGAATTTAGCCGCGCTGTTCAGGCGATCTGCATTTGGGTTCCGTGGCGGCCCGCTCATCGCCCGTTGGTATATTGGTATAGGTACAGACCCGGCAACTAAATGTCTAAAAGAGCAATAGTTTAACCCGTATAATATTATGGCCAGACCAGCAGGATCACCAAACAAAGACAAACCCTTCCGAGACGCGCTGAGGATCGAAGCTATCGCGGCTGAGAATGGCGAAGAGACGGTAGCGCACAAGGGCTCGCTTCGTTGGATAGCTCGTCAATTGCTCAATAGGGCTGGCGAGGAAACTGCTGCGGCGCGCGAGGTTGGTGATCGGCTGGACGGTAAACCCGCTCAAGCGGTCATTGGCGGCGATGACGATGATCCTGCAATCAAGACCATAACCCAGATTGAGTTGATTGGTGTCCGCCCCACAGATCAGGATTCCTGACAAGCTCGTCCCGGTGTTCACAGGCGAGGCATTCATTCGCGGCGCTCACGGAGGGCGCGGATCGGCCAAGACCAGAACGTTCGCCAAGATGGCGGCTGTAAAGGGCTTTATGTTCGCAGAGGCGGGCATGGATGGCGTTATCGTCTGTGGCCGTGAGTTCATGAACTCCTTGGATGACAGCTCGCTCGCAGAGGTCAAGGCGGCTATCCTCGAAGAGCCGTGGTTACTGGCCAGATACGACGTTGGCGAGAAATACGTCAGGACCAGAGACGGGCGCATAAGCTTCGCCTTTGTTGGACTGCGACATAACCTAGACAGCATCAAGTCGAAGGCCAAGATCCGATTGCTTTGGGTGGACGAAGCCGAGCCCGTATCAGAAATGGCGTGGGCAAAAGCTATCCCGACCGTTCGCGAAGAGGGCGCAGAAATCTGGGTAACGTGGAACCCTGAGCGCAAGAAGAGCGCGACACATAAGAGGTTTCGTGAGAGCCCGCCGACAGGCTCTAAGATCGTACAGATCAACTGGCGAGACAACCCGTGGTTCCACAAGACGCGCCTTGTGCAGACCAGAAAAGACGATCTTGAGAAGCGACCCGATCAATATCAGCATGTATGGGAAGGCGACTTCGTGACGGCTGTGGAAGGTGCTTACTATGCGCCATTCCTGACCAAAGCCAAGGAAGAGAATCGAATCAGCCGCGTTGCCTTCGACCCGATAATGCGGGTTCGGATTTACGTGGATATAGGCGGGACGGGCGCTAAGGCTGACGCCTTTTCTATGTGGCCGGCACAGTTCATCGGCCGGGAAATCAGAACGCGAGACTATTACGAGGCTCAAGGGCAGCCGCTCGCAACGCATATCAAGTGGCTGCATTCAAAGGGTTACAAGCCGGATACCGCAGATATCTATCTGCCTCATGACGGCGCGACTAACGAAAAGATCATAGACGCTTCTTTTGAGAGCGCATTCCGCGCCGCTGGCTACACGGTGACTGTCATCCCTAACCAAGGGAAGGGCGCCGCAAAACAGCGGGTTGAGGCCGGCCGTCGTGTCTTTGGTATGATCTGGTTCGATCAAGAAACAACCGAAGACGGTCGCGATGCGCTTGGTTGGTATCATGAAAAGAAATCGGACGATGATCGGGAGGCATTGCTTGGGCCTGAACACGATTGGTCCTCGCACGGATCGGACGCCTTTGGTCTCATGTGTGTTTCATACGAAGACCCGGCGCGAACGGCGGCGTTCAACCGCCCGATTCAATATCCAAATATGGGAGTAGCCTGATGCAAACCGTACAGACCATTTGCACCGATGTCGGGGAGTTTCCTGCGCCGCCACATATGGCGGAGGCGGCCAAGCGCGTCAAATGGCGCAAGCATGATAATAGTTGGCCCGACATGCGGACCAAGGCGGGCAAGGAATGGGTCAAGATGTTCAAGGCCTTCTCAGATGAGAAGCTCAAAGAGTATTTGTCCGCCTAATGCCCAAGATGGATGTCCTCACGCTAAAAACCATGCTGGCCTCGGAGAAATCCTCCGCGCTTGCCGCCATGAGCGCAGCCGATCTGTCGCAAGAGCGCGAGCAGGCAATGCGGTATTACCTGGGCGATGTGTCCTATGACATGCCGGCGCAGGATGGCCGGTCGGCGACGGTTTCAACCGATGTGTCAGACGTTATCGAAGGCTTAATGCCGAACCTGATGGACATCTTTGCCGGGTCCGACGAGGTTGTTCGGTTTGAGCCGGTTGGCCCCGAGGATGAGGAAGCCGCGCAGCAAGAAACCGACTATGTGAACCATGTGTTCATGCAGAAGAATCCGGGTTTCATGGTGCTGTATGGTTTCATCAAGGATGCTCTGTTGCAAAAGAACGGCATCGTCAAGGTCTGGTGGGAGGAGCGCGAGCAAGAGGAACGCGAAACCTATTATAACTTGAGCGAAGATCAATTTGCGATGCTTGCGCAGGCCGTCCAGGCGTCCGATGGGGCGATGGAGATCGTTGAACATACTGTCAACGGCGGCCCTGATGATGCTTCTGAGGGTGCTAGCGCACCGCCTGACGCGAATGAGGCCAAAGAGCCCGAGAGTGCTTATTGATGGACGCCCTTATGTGTTGCCTCAAGGCCGTATGGAAAAACGACCCACCGAAGCGATTTATCCCGCGCTCGCTGGATGGTGGCAGCGGTTGGGGTGTGTTTGATCGTCAGCGAGATCGGTTTCTTTCGAATAAGGAAGTAAAGCGGATCGGGCCTGATGATCTTTCAACCGAAATGGTTCTTAGCTGATGAGCATCCGGGACAAGCTTTTTGGAAAGCCGCACCGCGTCATGGGAATTCGCCTGCAACTCGTGGACGAAGAAACAGGCGATGTCGTCTCCCACAAATACGCACGAATTCATGAAATCGACTTGCCGGCCGGTAAACTGCATCTCATTCTCAAGTCTAAAGAGATATTGATCGACGCGCTCTATCATTTAGAGATCGAAAAGCCAGCCGATATGACATGGCTGCAATTTGCTGAAAGCCAATTCGAGCCAGAGGCGGCGTACTGATGGACGCCATTACCCCGCCATCCATGCTCCAAGGCCAGATGGCGCAGGCCCTCACGCCGCAGCCCAAGCCCGTCACGCACGATGTTACTGTGGTGACCACCAAGAAATACGCTTGCGCCAAGGTATTAGGCGTCCCTCCAGAGGAGTTCGGCATTGAGCGCGGCGCGCGGGATATCAAGACCTGCAATTATGCCTTCCACGAGGTTGTCACCAAGACTGAAGGCCAATTGATCGCGGAAGGCTTCGACGCCGAGCAGATCAAGGCGCTATCGGACTATAACGGCCAGACCGATATCGAGACCAACGCGCGGGATTCGGTCAACGAGCATTTCGCTAACTCTGACGTGAATACCGCAGCGCGGCTGGTCAAGATCACCGAGCATTACGTCAGAATGGACTACAAGGGCGACGGCAAGCCCTGCCTGTACATGGTGATTACCGGCGGCGATCAGGGCGAAATCCTGCGCCAAGACGGCAAAGAGGTCATCGAGCCGATCGACGTGATTCCGTTTGCGGCGACCACGCCGGTTCCGATCACCCATCGCTTTTTCGGCCGATCGATCGCGGATCTTGTCATGCCGGTAATGCGGGAAAAAACCGCATTAAAGCGTGGCGCGTTGGACAATCTGTATCTGCACAACAACCCACGGGTGGAGGTTGCGGAAGCCAATGCAGGACAAAATACTCTCGATGATCTTCTGGTTAGCCGTCCTGGTGGTGTGGTTCGCACGAAAACGCCCGGTGGCCTTAACTGGCAAGTCGTCCCAGACATTACGCCCAGCGTCTATCCGATGCTGCAATACCTCGACGCCGAGATCGAAACCCGCACCGGGCTGTCAAAGCAGACCCAAGGCTTAGACGCCAACGCGCTGCAAAACCAGAGTGCGACCGCGGTAGCGCAAGTGTTCTCCTCCTCGCAGATGCGAATGAAGCTAATCGCCCGCATTATGGCGGAAGGCGTGCGCGACATCTTCGCGTTGTTGCATCACGTCATTCGCTCGCACGGGCAGGAACAGGCAACCGTCAGGCTTCGCAATAAATGGGTTCCGGTTGATCCTCGCAACTGGAAAACCCGCGACGACATGACGATCAATGTCGGGCTTGGGACCGGCGGCAAGGCGCAGCAGTTCGCGCAATTGATGGCCTTGGGGAATATTCAGAAGGAATTGCTTGCCGGCGGCAAGGCCAACCTGGTTGACGATACCGCACTATTCAATACCGCATCCGAAATCACCAAGATCATGGGTTACAAAAACCCCGATCGGTTCTTTAACGACCCGACCGAAAAGGGACCGGACGGGCAGTTGATGCATCCTCCGCTGCCGCCGCCGCCTGATCCCA